GTCGAAAAAATAGGGGGAATTGGGTAGACAGGGAAGATGAGAGTAAGTTGGACTCTTGTTTTAGCGGTCGTTCTAGGGTGTGGTCAGGCGTTCGGAGTCGAATTTCGCCGCGCAGAGCCTAATCTAGACGACGTTTTTGGCGCCTCCTGCCGAATTTCCGTTCAGGGAGCGCGCGGATCAGGGACCTTTGTAGGCGTTGCGGAAGATTCGCCGGACGTCGCGAGGATACTTACAAACTATCACGTTGTGGGACGTCAGAATCACGCGACAGTTGATTTCTGGACTCACGGCAGAAAGCAGTCGATTAGCGGAACGGTTGTACAGCGCGCTTACGACGCCTCAATGCCAGCCGACTTCGCGATTATTGCGGTCGACGCGAACGAACTCAAACGTCTCGTCGATCCGCCGTTCGTCGCTCTCGGCGGTCGAGACGCTCAGCCGGGCGTCAACGCGTTCTTCCTCTCCTCCGGCGGTCCTAAGGGCTGGGCGGTGAAGGCGTGGAAAGGGCAGACTCTCGGCTACTACAATGGCGCGACCGCGTTATTCCAGCCGCACCCGGTGCCGGGTCAGTCCGGCTCCGGCGTCTTTGAGATTGTCGACGACGAACTATTCCAGACCGGGATTATTACCTGGCTAATCGGCACCGAGGGCGACGATAACGCACGAGGCGGCGCAATTCCCATTGCGAACCTATACCGTGCCTTCAAGGGCGAGGTCGTCGCTCCCACTTCTTCCCCAATACCGCCCGGGGCGAAGGAGTGCAGCGACGGCCTCCGGCTCTTGTACTTCCGTCAGGACAACTGCCCTCCGTGCGACGTCTACGCGAACGAAGTGCCACAGCTCGAAGACCTAGCGCCGCTCGAAATTGTGGACGCCGCGAGTGAAGACGGATACAAGAGCGCGGTCGAGTACGGCGTAACAGAGCTTCCTACTCTCGTCATCGTATCGTCGGACAAACACTTCACGGTTACGTTCGAGGACATGAAGAAGACCTCGCTTCTCGAAGCGGCGAAGGGCGCGATTCAAGGCGTTCATTTCGCGGAAGCGGTCGACACGCCCGCCTTCGCGCTTCGTCCGCCGGTACGAGAGCAAATTACGCCGGAGAACGCAGGACTACTCGACGACAGCGAGAAGCGATGGAACAATCGCGGGAAGTCGCCGGATTCTAGCGCGCTGATCAAGCCGGACCAAATAGGCGGCGTCCAGGACGCGATTAGAAAGTCCCTTGAAGCGCAGACCGAAAAGCTCGCACAGAAACTCGACTCAATCGTCGCGTCGTCGGTGAAGCGCAACCTAGTAAAAATCGTACTCGGTCTCCTAGCGATACTCTGGTTCGCGCGCATGGGCGGCGCGGCGGGTAAATCGTTCGCCGCGTGGGTGTGGAAGAAAGTGAAACTTGCGATTCGCGAACTCGCTTATCGTGTGAAGACGGAAATTGAGAAGGACTAATGTCAGAACCTATTGAATGGGACGGCTCCACGCCCATTGAACCGAAAATCGGCGACTTCCTAATCTTCAATGAGGTCGCTTGCGAATGTGCCAAAGGCGGCGCGTTGAGTCCCGTTAGGCTGTGCGCGCGGTGCGTCTTGAAGGATCATCGCGCCGCCTGCGGCAATTTTAACTGCGTCGGCTCTAATCGCGCCGATCAGATGAAGGTATACCTTAAGGTCGCCGCTCCTACTGGGTAATTTTCTATATCTCACCTCACGCCACCCAGTAGGACGGTACCTTATGGCAAAATCACTCGAACAACTTTACGAAGAAAAGAAAGAGTGGGCGCGGAAGAAGCACCGCGAGGAGACGGCGGCGTCGCAGGAAATCGGACCGCTTCCAGCCGTTGTTGACGCCGAACGAAAAGCGCGCGCCTTCGACTCGTTCCAGTTCTTCTGCGAAACCTACTTCAAGGAGGTCTTTTACCTCCCCTGGTCGACGATACATCTCGACGTCATCGCGAAACTCGAACGAGTCGTGAAGAACGGCGAAGTCTTCGCGCTTGCGATGCCGCGCGGCTCCGGAAAGACGACGCTCTGCCAGCTCGCCGTCCTGTGGGCTACGATGACGGGCAAGTCCGACTTCGCAGTGCTCATCGCGGCGAACGCTTCGCGCGCCGATCAGCTCCTTGAAGACCTCAAAGTGTGGGTTGAGACGAACGACCTACTGCTCGAAGACTTCCCAGAGGTCTGTTACCCAATACGCAAACTCGAACGCACGGCGCAGCGCCAGCGCGGTCAGAAACTCAACGGCGAACCGACGTTCATCGACCTCAAACTCGGCAGCTTTGTGCTTCCGACCGTCGCTGGCGCGGCGTCCTCGGGCGCGTGTATTAAGACCGCCGGAATGACGGGTTCAGACATTCGCGGTCTATCGTATACCCGGCGAGACGGCAAAAAGACGCGTCCTACGCTCGCGCTAATCGACGACCCGCAAACGCGTGAAATCGCGCAATCGGCGACGCAGTGCGCGAATTGCGAGCGGATTATCAAGGCGGACGTGCTTGGCATGGCGGGCGCGGGCAAAAAGCTCGCTTGTTGTATCACTATGACGGTCGTAGCCGACAACGACGTCGCGCAACGTCTGCTCGACCGTAACCGGAATCCAGAATTTCGCGGCGAACGTTATCAACTCCTGGACGCTTACCCCACAAACATTGAGCTCTGGGAGGAATATCGCCGCATCCGCGACGCAGAACTGCAATCTGACGGGGACGGCTCCCAGTCGACACAGTTCTACGTCGCACATCGCGCCGACATGGACGAAGGCGCGATCCCTACTTGGAAAGAACGTTTCAATTCCGACGAGGTCTCGGCTGTACAGCACGCAATGAATCTCCGCTTCCGAGACGAAGCGGCGTTCCTATCGGAATACCAGAATCTCCCGCCTCAAACGTTGCTCGAAGAGGAATCGTTCGACGGCGAGAAACTGCAAGCGTCGCTCACCGGACGTCAGCGAGGGTGGATTCCCGAATCGGCACAGTTCGCGACCGCCTTTGTCGACGTCCACAAAAACCTACTGTTCTGGGCGCTCTGCGCCTGGGACGACTCCTTCAACGGCGTCATCGTTGACTACGGCGTGTATCCAGAGCAGAAGCGCGCCGTCTTCACGCTCAGCGACTCGAAACCAACGCTTCCAGAACTTAACCCCGGAGTCGGTCTGGAAGCGGCTATATATGCAGGTCTGAATCAACTCCTCGGGCAGTTGTTTTCGAGAGAACTACTACGTGAAGACGGCGCCGAAATTGGTCTCGCGCGCGTTATGATCGACGCAAACTGGGGACCGATGACCGACGTTGTGTATCAGCTTATTAGCGATCAGACCGCGCGCCGCGACGTCATACTCCCCTCGCACGGAGTGTACGTCGGCGCTTCGTCGAAGCCGTTCAGCGAGTACGCGTTCAAGCGTGGCGATAAGGCAGGGCTCCACTGGCGGATACCGAACGAAGCGCGTAAGCGGGTTCGCAAGATTTCCGTCGACACAAACTTCTGGAAGACCTTTGTCTTCTCACGACTCAAAACTGCGCCCGGCGATCCCGGTCGACTCGCGCTCGACGGCGACGCTAAGAGTCATGCGCTACTACTGGAACACCTAACGGCGGAGTCGTGCGTCGCAGTCGAGGCGAAGGGGAAGCGCGTCGACGAATGGCGAGCGAAGCCTGGGCGCGACAATCACTGGCTAGACTGCTTGGTTGGATGTGCTGTCGCCGCGTCCGTACAAGGGGCTAAGCTCGAAGCGACGCGCTCCGCTGTTAGAACGACTAAAACGCGACGTGTGTCGTTGCGAGAATTGCAGATGAGATGAGTACAAGAGAAGACCTCGGGAAAATACCGGCACAGCACAAACCGTTCGCGCGATTGTTACTCACAGCATTAGCGCTCAGTAAAAAGGAACGACCGAGCCTTAAAGAACGAGAGCAGATCTATAGGCGACTCTTAATATACGTTCGCTCGCTCACGATGATAATGATTGATGCAACTAAAGACGACTTCGCTCAAATGTATGCTAAGAGGATTGTTACAGTGTAGAAAGCTCAATAAATGACGAATGGGACGCTTTCTTCGATAGTCTTTATAAGACGAACTAGACCTAAAAGAGGGGAGAGAAAATGTCAGACAAACAACCGCTTGTTTATGGCACACTACGATCGATCAGCGACTCGTTAGAAGACTTGTACGAATGGCTCACGACGTTCAAACGCCCGTGCGACACAGAGCTTTCAGACGAACAGTACGAAGACCCAAACAGGGACGATTACTACCTTAAAAAGACCCCGCTCGACTTGATTCGCGAGATTGAGGACGACGTTGATTATGTCCGCAAGAATATAGGTTGACGAAAATGAAATTTTAAGGGCAGTACAATGGAAGAAACGAATCGTTTTGAAGAGTATAAGAAAAAGTACCCACGCACTGAATACGTGTATTCAAACGAGATTAGCAAACACCCCGATGAGCTTTATTTTGGTTATCCTCCGCTCCTTGTCAAAGACGTGCCTGTCGTTAGCGTTACCGCTCTTGAAATTGAATTAATCGAGCTTTATATAGCGTTCCCTAAACTGATACAAGAAGACGATGAGTGGTGGGATGAGATCGCAGGAGACCCCCGACTAGAACTTTCGGGTATTTTCTTATACTTTTACAACCTCGTAAATGACTTAGTAACAGACAATCATCTCGTCAGTTTCCAGCGCCTATATGAGATTCACGAGAACAAAGAGATTCGCGACTTTATTAGAGAATTAAAGATTGAAGCGGAAGCGAGAAAGCTAATCGGCGACAACTCGATTTATCTCGATAAGGCGCGACTTCAAGCACATTTGTGCATTGAAAGACTAGGTCGTTACATCGAATACAAAAGAGAACACCTCTTATAGCGCGCACGCATAGAAATCGTGGAGAGGACGTGTAGCTTTAACCTTTTCCTTCACGTCCATCGCGCTCTAGCGCAGACGGCGACTCGCTAGTTCAAGCGTTGTTTATTGGAATGCGGAACGACGCGCGAAGAATAAGCCCGTCGGCATAATCTCCTAGCATGGGGAGCGACTCAGGCGTTCCCCATGCGAAGGGAACTTCCTTTCTTACGAGTGGCTCTCGCCCTCGCGGGCGAGAGCTTTTAAGGAGACAAGGCATGGACGTTACTAAGAAAACAGAAATCATCGAACAATTCCTAGCTGACCTGGCGTCCCCTAAATCGGTGCGCACCGACTCCGGCGAAGTCGAACAGCACGACCTGCTCGCGAGAAAAAAGGCTATCGAGTGGGGCTTCGCAATGTCCGACGACCTCGAAGCGGAGGCGGCTGGTCGTCGACGCGGAATCGTCGTCGGTCAGATTAGGAACATCGACCACATGTAACAGCTGTTACGTGGAGCGACGCAGAAAAAGACTCTGAGGCCACGTCGCACCAGCGTAGTTGCTTCTCGCTGGTAAAACCGCAAGGGGAGTAAGTAACGCTATTCCATAAAGGCAACCTAGAGAAATATACTTTCAAGTCCCTCCCCGGGGGGGGGGACGTTTAATCTCGGAGAAAAAAGATGCAACATATACAAAAGCTCGACGGCGACTATCAGCACGCTTACCTCTTTGTTCTTCAAGCGCAGAATCCCGAAGGCGGTCAGCTCACGCGAGGGCAGCTCAATTCCGCAATCGACGCCGCCGGGGCGACGCTCGAACTGCTCGGCGCGAACGTGGAAGCGCACGCGTCGCTCATTCCGATCGAGACGGTCGAGGAAGGCAAGAGCGCACGACTCGTGATCGACGTCGCTGTGGAGGAAGTCGAATGAAGAAGAAACGAACGTCGCTTGTCGACCGCATGAACGAGAGAGTGCGCGCCACTCACTACGACGCAACCTCGCTCAAAGACCTGTCGGAATACTGGCGGTGGACGGATTCAAAGTCGGTCGACGCGTCGCTTGATCCGGAGACGCGCCGAAAGCTCCGTGATCGCGCGCGCTACGAGGTTGCGAACAATTCCTACGCGATGGGCGTCGCGCTCGCGCTTGCGAACGCCGTAGTCGGATCCGGACCGCGCTTACAGGTCTTATCGCTCGAAAAAGAGCTTGCGAACGATATAGAATGGGCGTTCGCCGAGTGGATGGAGCAGATCAGCCTTGCGGAAAAACTTCGCGCAATGAGAATAGCGAAGTTTCAAGACGGCGAGGCGTTCGCTGTGCTGTACAGTAACGAAGCGCGGGACAACTACCTGCCGAAACTCGACGTCATGCCGCTCGACGCCGAACGCGTCGCGGGCGAGAACGGAGTCGACGACGGGACAGTCGACGGAATTGAACTCGACGAATACGGGAATCCGGTCAGCTATCGTGTGCTCACTCATCATCCCGGCGACCTATCTTCGCGAAACTGGGCTCCAAACAGAACGAACGCGGAAACGACCGCGACAATCTACCCCGCGTCGAACGTTCTACACTGGTATCGTCGCACGCTTCCAGAACAGCATCGCGGCTGTCCGGAAATCGTCACGGCGCTCAATCTATTCGCGCTGCTTCGTCGCTACACGCTAGCGGTCGTTTCGGCGGCGGAGACTGCCGCAGATATTGCCGCGTTCTTAACGTCTGAAGTCGATTCCGGCGGATACGAACGTATCGTCGGCGATCCAATGGAACAACTCGACATCGTTCGTAACAAGATACTCACGCTCCCAGAGGGCACAAGCATTCAACAGCTTCGCGCGGAACAGCCGACGACGACGTACGGCGACTTCAAACGTGAGATACTCGGCGAAATTGGGCGGTCTCTACAAATGCCGGTCAACATCATTACCGGCAATAGCTCCGGATACAATTACGCGTCCGGACGTCTCGATCACCAGGAATATCAGAAAGCGATTCGTCTTCAACAAGCTGAGTGCGGCGTAAAAATCATGACGCCGATATTCCGAGCTTGGTTCGCCGAGTGGACGCTTGCGAACGCGCCCGAGCTTCGCGGATCAGTAGTGCCTGTGCAGTGGTACTGGGACGGCTTCGAGCACGTTGACCCCGTGAAGGAGGCGCAAGCGCAACAGATACGTCTCGCGTCCGGAATCACGAACTTGCAGATTGAAATCGGCAAGCAGGGCAGAGACTGGGAAGACGCGCTCGACCAACTGTACAAGGAACGCGCTATCTCTCGCGAACTTGCTGACAAGTACGGCGTTCAAGATATATTCGGCGCGACGCGTCAGATAAACTCGCCAGTGGAACAGAATGAGCCTGAGCCAGACCGAGCTGATTAAAATTTTCCTCTCGCCGATGAACGTGAACGTGAAGATAGAAAAGCGCCAGCTATTCGTCGACCATCTTTTACGCGGCGACATTACCACCGAGTCGCCCGGAAACGTATTAGCGGCGATGCTGGGCGTCTCGTCTAGTGTCGCGATCAAATGGCGCAACTTCTTTTTTGGTTACAAAACACAAGCGGAACGGTCCTACGAGAACTTCGTCCGGCGACTTGAAAACGACCTGCCCCTCTCTGAGAGCAGAGACGACGCGAGACGACGCAACGAAAATCGTCTCAAGAGAGAACGTCCAGCCCTCTACCAGAAGTACCTTACATACACTCGTGCGGCGCGTCGGCGTGCGCTGAGAGAGAAACGTATTGAAGAAATCGCCGAATACATCCGTACTGTGGGCGCTTCGCAGGAAGACGTAATGAAGAAGTTTAAGTGCGGTTGTGCATTTGCAGCGGAAGCGCGCGCGCTCGTCTACGACGACCTCGACGACGGCTCAGACCCGCCGGGAATCGCTAAATGGGACGAACTCTACGAACGCGAAGTGAACGGGTACGGCATGCGCCTTCAAAAGAAGGGCTGGAAGGTCTATCGTAAGTTGTGGGAAGAGCGCCGAAATCGACAGGAAGAAACGATTGGAATTACAGCGGAGAGGGTGCATGGATAAGCAAGGTTACGAAGCGCGCGACGATTTTTGGAAGCTCGCCGACTCGCTGCACAAACAGCTTGTGAAAGAAGAACGCGCGGCGCTTAAAAGTCTTCATTCGTACATCAGAGCGTTCGAGTACCCTGACGGCGCGATTATTCCGACCGACGAAGACAAACAGAAATGTAAAGACTACAAACTCGCCGTGGGCGCGATCTACTCGTACATGTGGACAGTGAGCGGCGCTCATAAGATACTCAAAAAGGCGTTAGGGAAGTGAGAATCGTATATTTAACCACTATCGGCGCGACAATCGGCAATCTCATCGGCTACATCATTACCGAAATCATTAAAGCGTTATGAACTACGGTTACGCGCGCGTCTCATCGATCGGTCAGCGACTCGACCGACAGATTGAAGAGCTACATAAAGTCGGCGTAACTGCGATATTTTGCGACAAACAGTCCGGTAAAAACTTTGAACGCGCCGAGTATGTAAGGATGCTGACGCAACTCTCCAAAGGCGACGTGCTCTTTGTCAAAAGTCTCGATCGCTTCGGGAGAAACTACAAAGAGGTTGTGGAGCAGTGGCGGATCATCACGAAGATTAAAGAATGCGACGTCGTTGTGCTCGACATGCCGTTGTTGGACACGCGCGCCGAAAAGAATCTACTCGGCACATTCATTAGCGATCTTGTCTTACAGATACTCGCCTTCGTCGCCGAGAATGAGCGCGCCTATATCCGACAGCGCGCTTCGGAAGGAATAGCGCTAGCGAAAGCGCGAGGCGTGAAGTTTGGGAGGCCGAGAAGACGATTACCGAAGAATTTTAAAGAGGTTGCCCTCTGTTATTTAGAAGGCGAGTGTACTGGCGATTCAGCGGCTGAGCGCGTGGGAATACCGACGTCGACGTTTCGTCGCTGTGCGTTAGAGATTTTGGAGAAGGCGAATGACAAAGACAAATGACACTGTGCAGTACCTAATCGACGTTCATATTAAGAATCTGCAACTACTGAAAAAATGGGCGAAGGACGGAGAATGCCCTGAGCTCGCCAATTCCGGACTCTCGATAGTAGAGTTCGCGAAGTGTATTGTGAATACCGAGAGAGAAGGTGGAAAGTATTTAATATCACTATTGGAGAAAATCGATGCCTGAGTTTCGATGCGGAAACTGTCGCACTCGCGTGTGCTGGTTGATGAGTAGTAAACCTGAGACGCCGTCGTATTGTCCCTATTGCGGCGAGCGCGGCGACTTCGAGTTCCACGGGGATGGGAGCGAAGACGACAATGAGCCCGCTTTTCGCGATATTGCGGACGCGCGAGATTTTGCCTGCTACTACGACGAAATCGAAGACGAAGTGCCCGTCCAGATTTCCGACATGGTCGCGCGCATTCTCCCCTACCACACGACGCTAGCAAATACGCTGTGGTGGTCGTTGTACGATATAGTCGGCGACGCTGGATTCTTTGACCCAGTTGCGTGTATGGAAAGCAGAGTATGAATGGAAGAAGAAGACAAAGAACGTCTCGAAAAAGGAACTCGCAATGATGATAGCGCGGTACGCCTTCGCTGGCGGTCTAATCTATCGCGAGTATCTCAAACATGGCGGTAAACGATTGAAGAGTATGCGTGGATAGCTTTGAGATTGCGCTTTTCATGATATTGATCATAGCGCTTAGCGCGGCGCTTGGAAGCAAATGACAGAAATACAGAAACTACTAACTGATGAAGTAAATCGGCTGGGGGAGCTCCTTAACAAAAAGAACACAGACTACGGCGCGGCGGCGTTCCAGGCTCCGCTTTTGGCGGCGACGAACGCGAAGACAGCGATACTCGTTCGTATGAGCGATAAGATTAAACGGCTTGAACATCTTAAAAACAATAAGCCGGAAGTCGACGAAACGTTCAACGACACGGTGCGCGATCTCGCCGGATATTGTGTTCTATATCTGGTAAATGACGCTCTCCAAACATGACCTCAATTCTAATTTAGAACAGCGTGATTTCAACGTTCGACCGCCGAGTCTGCGTCAGCGAATCCGCGATCGATACGCGGAGTCGCCGGAATGGTTCGACGGAAAGACGAACGTTGAAGTCGCCAAAGAGTTCAAGTGCGCGCCGCGCGCGGCGAGCGAAGCGTGTCGACTCACGGGAATAAAACTGGTCTCGCGAAAGCAACTAATCGCCGAACGAATACGACAGCGCAACGAGGACGGCTTCCAGTGCTTAGTCGCCGCGCTCAAACTTCACTCGCGCGACTATCGTGAGATACGACGCATGCTCGGCGAGAATACCGCGCTCGCCGCAATTAAGCGCGTTAAGGTCGAACGACCGGAGCTGGCGAAAAGGATTAAGCGGTCGTGCAAAACGGCGCCGACTCCGAAAGACGTGCTTCGTCGTGCGAAACGACTGTATCGCAAGCGCGGATACTTCGTCATGGACGCGCTAGCTCGGTACTTCGGCACGTCGAGTTCGACGATACGAAAGATTATTATCCCGTCCTTCTCGTCCCTCTCGGCGTACAAGAGATTCAAACGAAAAATGGAGGAGCGAATCTTTGAGGCGCGGTGCACGCGCGCTGAGAAGGTCCGCGATCAGAAGTGGCTAGACGATATTGAGCGCGTCAACGGTCTAGGATTCGAGTTTACCGGAGGATACTGGCGAAGATACCGCAGGCTCTGGTGGCGTAAGCGTAGAAAGGAACGTCCGATTGAAACTCCCAATATCCCGCGATAAATTTGCGACGTCTCCGGTCAGGGCGCAATTCTACGACTACCTGCTCGGGCTGGACGAAGTGCCGCCGTCGCGCGAACTCGCCGCGCGCTTCAACACCACCTTTAAGACAGTATGTCGCTGGCGGCGCTCGTTAGGACTGAGAACGAAAGCGCAAGCGGAGCGCGCTCAGAATTTAGAAAGAGCGATCCGTTATCTCAAGAGCGCTGAACCGACGACGTATACAGAGATGTGCCTCGCGCTCGGGTTCCCGCGCTTCAATATCGCGCTCGCGCAAGACCTACGAAAGTTTCGTCCAGACCTGGCGGCGAGATTCAAAAAGACTCGCCAAAGACTACCGGCGTCGAAAGAAAGCGTGAACGAATACGACGTTGAAGTCGAACGTGAAATGTCGCGGAATTGGGAATGGGACGAAGCATATAAGCAGTCGCTTCACGGACGCCCAGGCTTCCGGTTCGGCGGCGAATACTGGGACGTCTATCGTAGAATCTGGGAAAGTAAGAAAGACGAAGATTTTAGACAGAAATACGGAATACTCGTCGAAGAACTGCCGCTAAGCGAGCTAGACGAGGACGCGCGAGAGATAATCGAAGAGGAAGAAGATGATTCACTATATAACCACAAATGCCGACACTGGCTCAGGGACTCTGCGCTCGCTACTCGCCGAGGCGAGCGACGGCGACGTCATCGAGCTCGATTCGACGATTTTTCCGGCTGGGACTGACTGCATAATTACTCTCGCGTCCTATCTAACGATCAATAAAGGCGTAACGATTCGCGGCGCTCAAGGTCGTATTCGCCTCGTCGGTAATTACGTTATGGTCAATACCGGCTCATCGTCGTCGGCGAACGGCAAACGCGTAACCTTTGAAGACGTTAGCTTCGAGAAGATGTCGCGCACGACGTACGGACCGGTCGCGGTCCAGTATGTGAACTACTGCGACTTCGTGCGCTGTCGCTGGGTCGGATGCTCCGGTCCTGCGTGCGGCGCGCTGTATGTGCTATCGTCGAACTCATATACTACCGTGTCGGTCGTCGATTCTGCGGCGTACGGCAATCGCTGTACGAACTCAACTGGACAGGTAGCGACATTCTGGTATAACGCGGCGACAACAGTGAGTCAGAAAGCGACGATGCGACGCTGTACGTACGGAGGCGACGCGACGAGAACGTCCGGTGCGTCCGGCGCGTTCAGGTACACGCCGACTACGATTAGCGATTACGTCTCGCCGAGTTACGAAGCCGACTGGGTAGTTCCACCGCCTGAATACGTATACGCCAACTGGACGAATACATTGTGGGAGAGCATGGACCCGCGCTTAGTCTCCACTTCCGCAAAGGCGACAGAATGCACAACGACCGCCGAGTGGGACTTGCTCGGGAATCCGCGAAGAAGCGGCGGCGCGCAGGGCGCGTTTGAGACTTATGCGCTCTATTGGATCGGTAAGGATTCCACCGGCGCGGGCGTAACAACCGGCTCCTACGACTCATCGGTCGGCTGGGCGACGTCTCCAATTGCGACGACGTCCGGCTCAGTTGTACCTACGACTGTCGCTAACGTCTGTGTCGCTGCGAACGCAACGATTACCGGCTCCTACGAGGGCGACGTCTATATCGCGCACGATATAACGGCGTCGCTAGAAGTCGGAGGCTTCGTTGTCGCTGGGAAGAATGCAGAGGTCTCGCTTGTGATTAACGGCGGGCTGGAATTAGAGAATACGACGTTCTCGGCGCCGTCGCTCACGATCGCCGCTTGGTCGTACCTAAAAGTTGTAAATAGTACGATCAATTGCGACACGCTCATTATTTACGGCGCGCTGATTACCAACAGTTCTATCACGGTAAAACGACTTGAAGCGCGGGACGGCGCCTATATCAAGATGAGCGAAGACCGAATTTTCGTAACGGCGACGGAATCGGCGTATTTTGGGGACGCGCTCTTTGAAGGCGGTAAGGTGTCTTACGTCTTCGTACCTCCAACGACCGACTATGGGGACGCGAAATTCGACGAGACAGTGAAGCCGGGCTACTACGGCGCAGGTCTAGCGAACGTCTCGTTCAATCGCGGTACTCTCACGTGGACGGCAAACGATCTCACGCACCCGGTGCTCATTGAAATTGAGCGCGACGGCAAAGCGTCGGTGTATACGCATCAGGCGACTGGCGGCTCCAAGATTGTGAACGCGGAATATCAGTTCGGCGACTATGCAAAGGCGTTCGTTGTGGACGGAGAAAACGCGCTGTCGGTCGACATGCCGACGACGGCTAGTAAGGATGTTCTTGACATATGAAATTCATTGTCGACAAGAGCTGGGCGAAAACTGAGAAGAAGATTAAATTCTGGAACTACATTGAACGGTACGAGCGCGCGAGCGACGTCTCCATTCCACGACTAGCGAAAGCTATCGGAGTCTGTCAGGATTCTGTGCGGCGCTGGATATACGAAGTCGGAGGCGCCGTCGACCTGTCGCGAGAGGCGCGGCGCAAGGAATACGCGGCGCGCGCACGGGAGATTATCGCCTCCGTACAGTACATTTCGTCGACAGCGCTAGCGCGTGAAGCGCGGTTCCCGAACACTCACGAAGCGCACGCGTACGTTCGCAAGAACTGCCCTGGCTACGACGAGAAGGTCGTTAAGAAAAGAGGCGTGTTCGGAAGTACGCGCTTCTTTATCCAGACCAAACAGATTAAAGAACTTGCCGCGCAGGGCTTGATGTGGGGCGAAATCGCCGAGAAAGTCGGCGTGTCGTACAATACCGTCAGAAAGACGCTCTCGGACGCATTCGATCCGACGCAATTGAAAGCGATGGAGAGAGCTGAGGAACAGTGGGAGAAAGAGAATCTTCACGACTTCGTAACGCCGGACGACGACTATTGCACAATCCAACGTGATCGCGGGATTATGTGCTTTCCTCGTGAGATTTGGGAACGGTACCGTAAAATATGGGAGTCGAAAGTTGCGGAAGAACGTCGCGAAACTTATGAATACTTTGAAATCTGAGCCTGATCGCTATCGCGGGATGAACGCTCGGCTACTAGGATTCAAGTTCGGCGTCGACTCCGCCACTGCTAACTACGTCATGGACAGGCTTGGAATAGAGCGGTCTAATCGAATAGAGCATGACGGCAAGTACGAACGTGCGACCGCACTCTTTCAAAGAATCGTCGACGGCGAACTCCCGGAGCTGTCCTGGCTGCCGGTAGACACTATTTCAAAAGCGTTCGGCTTCACACTTACCACCGGACAGCTCGGCGCAAAACGAGCTGGGTATAAAAGGAATACTCCGCCTCCGAAGATAAAGAGAGCCGGCTGGAAGAGTCACGATATTGCAAGGAAGGCAAAATCTGACCCAGAGTTGCATACGAAAACCTACTTGTATCTCGCGAAGAAGTATAATGTTTCGGAGCCGACAATAAAAAGAGTTATTGTCATGCTCGGAGTTAAACGAAACGACAGCGAGATTGCAAACGGCGCGCGCAGGGCGGCTGATTGCCGGAAGGCGAATATCGCGGACGACGAGCTAATCTTCGGCGAACTCCTTCGCGACGACGAGTACTTCAAGCACATTATGCGTCGTCGCGCGCTCGGCGTCGCGCTGACCGGCGACTACTGGAAGCGATACAGAGAGATGCTTCAACAGAAAATCAATGAAGAAGAAGACGAAACGATAGAGAGCTTATGGCTGTAACTGAACAGGATGAAATTAACCTTCGCAACGTGCTCATTCGTTACGTGTACTGTATAAAAATGTCGTTTAAACTGAGAGACGCCGAGTGGCTACTACGAGACGCCTCTCCTAGTTTGCGACGTCGTATCGAACGCGAAGGAGAACGTGTGTTTCTTGAATCTTGCGAGCTAGCGAAACTACTTGCGGTGAATC